CGCGCCCGCTGACCCTAAAGTACCAATGTCTTGTCCATATAATCCTGGAACTTGTGAAGCTAAAGATTGTTGTTGACCAAAAGCTTGATTAGCTAATTGATTAGCTTGTGTAAATCCTTGTTGTAATAATCCTGATTGTAATAGTGCTCTGTTCATGTCAGACTTGTTTTGATATTGTGCTCTCATTACACCTTCACGACCACCACCTAAATTACCAGACATCGCTGCTTGTTGACCTATACCTGTTAGACCAGCTGCCGCTTGTGTATCGTATTCTGCTAGTGTTGCATCAATTACGTCTTGTTGATATGGAGACATAAAAGATGAGTAACCTTGTGGTCCTGAGTATGCTCCTGCTTGTGTAATGTAAGGTTGAAACGCACCTATACCCTGGCCTTGTGTTGTAGCCATTGTGTATGCATCTTTTTGTGCTTGGTCTTGACCAGCAACTTGAGGTGCAAATTTATCTGTGGCTAAGGGTGCAGCAGTTAACGCTGTTAACTGTGTTCCTAAATCTCGTTGTAGATCTTCTACGTATTGTGGTGGGAGTGCTTGTGTTTGTTGTACAGCCATTATATTACCTCGCTTAATCTTTCCGATGTTTCAAACATCTGTTGTGCGCCAGCCATACCTTGTGACTCATCAGATACTTGTCCACCTTGTTCTAAATGTTTCATCATGTTTTCCATAACTTCTGCGCCTTTATCTATATCTCCACCACCTGCGTTTCTAACAGCATCTGCGGTAAATACAAACTCATTTACACTTAATCTTGCAGGCACATCGTCGGCTTTTTCTTCTCTTCCAATGGGTACAAACCCACCTTCAGCTCTATAATCTTTTTCCATACCACCAAGGTCCATGATTCCACCTTCGGCTCTACCTATTCTACCACCCATAGCAAAATCTTTAGTGTCAGCTCTACCTAAATAAGGATATTTAACTCTTAATGCTTTTAATTTTGCACCTGTTTCATCTTGAAACGCTTCTTTTACTTCTGTTCTAATAGATTCTACATCCATACCTTCACCACGGTTCATGATTGTTGATACAGTTTCATCTGGACTACCTAGTAATGCTGTTGCAGTAGCAAATATTCCTCCAGCACCTATAAGTTTTTTAATGTCAAAATTTTCTCCAAATGGATTAACTTCACCTAAAGATGTTGGAACGTATTCCATAATTTTGTTTCCTAATTGTTTTAATGGAGATACTTTAGTAGTAAGACTATCTAAACCTTGTCCTCCTGTTTGAACATTAGCAAACTCATCTACTATATTTCCTGTTAAATTTTTTCCAACCTCACCTTCTGCAAACAAACCTGTAGCTTGTGCTTTATTTTCAGCTGCTCTGTTTGCTATTTTATTTGCTAATTCTTTATTAGAATCTAAACCAGGAATTTTTTGACCAAATAATTGTTTACCTGTTGTTGGTGATGTAAAATAACTTCCAAAGCCAGTGCCTGTGCCAGAAGCTTTCAAACCTCCTTGAAAACCTGCTCCGCCCAACATCCTTGATACATTTCCTAAACCATAATTCATTAATCCTGATTTAAGTGATGAACCTATTCTACCTGTTTGATCAAAGCTACCTATACCAGACATCAAACCTGCAGCTAGCGGGTTAAACGGTGCAACGAATGGTGCAGCCTTAACTGCAATCTCTGCTACTTCGTTAGGTATAATTTTTCGTGCAAACTTTTTAAGTGAACTTCCTAAACCATATTGACGTCTACCATCCATACCCATAATACCACCATACGCTGCCATTTGTCTGTCAGGTAATACTGGTCCTGTAGGTTTTGGTTGAAAAGGATTAACTGGTTTTGTTGGATCTTGTGGTAAAGGATTGCCACCTGACATTTGTCCTTCGGCCATTGCTTGTTCCATAAATTGTTGCATAGACATAGGTTCTCTTCCCATCTCTATCATTTCATCAACGTATTTTAGATACTCTTCTTCTAGTTGAGCCATCATCATTTGCTCTATTTCTTGTGGAGACTTAGGACCTTCATCACCTCTATATTTGATAGATGGTGCGTTAGTCTCTAGCTCTTCTGAAATTTGTATATCTTCTATTCCCATGGTTTTGTCAGTTTACTTTGTTTTTGCGAACAAATCAAGAGCAGGCATGATGACTGTTACGTCTCTTCGTACATCCTCTTCAGGTATATTAGCAGCTTTTAGAGCCTCTTCGGTCTCATAAACTTCACCTGTTTTTTTGTTTGTAATTTTTGTTATTATTTTTTCTGGTACTAATGTTGGTATATCACTCATTATGTTGTTACCTCTTTCTTAATATTTAGATAGCTAACAGCTACATCAAACGAATCTGATGTGCTTGACTGTACTGTAAAAGCTGTACCACCTTCAATTATCAATGGTTGAGTTAATAATTCTGTTGTAACATTGGCTGTTAATGCTGCAGATTTAATAGCTGTAATACTGTTATTTGTAACAGTCACCGTAGGTGTGCCAGCTGCTGTAACAAGTATTGATTTAATAACAATAGTTTCATTGACCGCAGGAACACCAGAACCCAATGGTGTAAGTGCACTACCTGTTGTGCTGTTGTCTATACCTGCAAATTTATATTGGTTTACTACTGCCATTAATCTAAAAAGAAACTTCTAGCTTCTATCTCCTGTTTTAACTCTTCTTGAAACGTTGTGTTTAATTTTTCAAGAACTGCATCTAAATCTCTAACCAAAGACTGAGCTACATCTTCTTCATACTCCGAGCTTGCTCTTGTTAATGTTTGTACTATCTTTGCCATTATGTTGTATATAAATTTTTAGCTCGTTCTAACATTACTTGCAACATTTCATCCGTATCTTTTACACCCATGGCTTGTAAGTTTACTACTTCGTTAGGGTTATCATGTAAATATCTTAAAATTAGTGAACCATCTTCATTAGTAGTATCATCAGTAGTTTCATCAATAGTCTCATTAACAGTTACGTCCATAATACCTCCACCACTATCTCCATCTCTTAATCTTAACTCACCTTCAGTAAGTGGTCTTCCGTAAGCATTAACATTTCCAAGTTGTCTAGCTTTCATATAATCTTTATATGCATCTTCACCATAACCATAACCATATTTACCTGCTACGTTGTCTGCAAAAAATTGTGTGTTTTTTTTATATCCTAAATTACCTAAAAAATTTCCTGCTGTGTTTATTAAAGTGCTACCAGGAATAAAAGGAGGAATATTAAATGGTTTATAAGTTGAACCTGCTAAATTAAGAGCTTTAATTCTGTTATCATCCATTGTTGAACCGGGTCCAACTTTAGTAAAATCTGGTTGATTATATAGTGGAGTTCCTACGGGTGGTGCTGTAACTCCTAAGTTATATTGTTCTTTAACATCCATGGGTGTTACGGTCTGTACTGGTCCTGTATTAAAAGGATTGTTGTCTTCCGAACTTCCTCCTCCAGTTCCACCTTGTCCATCTACTCCCGTACCAGCGCCTCCGGCTTTTCCACCTTTACCATCTCCACCACCTTGATAACCACCTTGAGAACTATAACTACCACCACCCCCGAATGCAATTCTTCCAACTCTTTTACCCATTGCATACATCTGTCTAGCTTGTTGTAATCTTGTAATTGACATTATCGTCTTCCTCCAGCGTGTATATCTAACCTAAAAGTCCCTAGCTTCCAACTAGTATCTACTGCTGTGTTAGATATTGTAAGAGCTATAGCTCTTCCTCTAGCTCGTGTGTCTACTTTGTCTGTTGTAGATGTTACTGTAAAAGGACCTAAAGATGAACTAGCTGCTGTATCGTTTGGATAATTTCTTAAATCTAATTGCACAATTGCATTTCCTTCTTGAGCTATAAAGTCTGGTATAATTCTACTAACTCTCATAATGTTTTCACCATCACCTCTAAGGTCAGCCATATTTGTAGCTGCTCCTCTTACAACTTTTTGTGTAATATCATAATCACCTGATGTAATATTAGCAGGAATAGCTGTAGCAGTTGTTGCTGCTAATTGTTGGTTAACTCCTGTTTCATGTTCAAAATAAATTGTTGTGCCATCTGTATTACCAGTAACATCAAAAGATGTATCTACACCCGCATTGTATTGAGTTCCGTGAGGTAACCCAAATACAGACGAATCTTCCCAAGTTGTTCTAGGATATAAAGAATTAGCATTTGTAAACCATATAGGTCGTTTAGCAGTTGAATCTAGATAACTATATGTAACTGCTCTATTAACTACATTAGATGTAGCTGTTGGGTAAAACCAAGTAACTTCACCAAATAAATTATTAATACCACAATAAATTAATTGATTAGATGTAGTGTTAAGATCATCATAAACATAATCTTCAACTAAACAATCCATAGATTCTAGTTTACCAGTGTATCTAAAAAAACCATTATCAGACATCCAGTATGCAGCACCATCAACTTCAACCGCTGCATTCATACCAATCAATCCACAGTTAGTACCAACTTGTTCAAAAGCAAATGTAAATGGAGTTCCAACAAATCTCATAGTAAATAAAGATGTATCTGACCAAACATAAATTGCATTTCTACCAAGTTTAGCACCCATAATCCGTGATCCATCGGCCAGTCTTTGTGTACCAGCGGTATTTTCAGCTGTAGGTGTGTAGTCATTAATATTTTCTTGAGAAGAGAAACGTATAAACATATCATCTTGTGTAGTTTTATCTCCAATAGTTGTCTCTGTTCCAAAAAATACTAAGTGACGATCAGGTGTTGATACTAACATGTCACGAGAAGCCGTAGGTGCACCGGATATAACAGTAGCCCTATTATTTGTTGCATTAGTTGCATCACCATCCCATTCAAAACATTCATTATTGTGTATTAAAGCAATAAGTGTACTTCCTAAATTGTCCAAGGACCATAAACCAGGGTCAGTTATTTGGTCAGTATTAGTTGCAGCTGATCCCCATCCACTAAAACCAGATGTATTAGTAACAGTTGCTCCATTAGAATGAGTAGCAGCTGTAGTTCCTCTGGCTGCTCTTCCTATACCTGTTAATTTATTTCCCGTAATACCTGTGTAAGAAATTTCTTCAGTTCCTATTAATACATGGTTCGTACCTGTAGTTGGAAAACCAGTTATACTATTTAATGTAATTTCTGTAGCAGAACCATTATTACCTCCGGTCGTACCCGTAATAGCTCCGTTTAAAGTTGTTGCAGCAGCTCCAATTAAAGTACCTCCATACAAAGAAATACCAAAACCAAAAGCTCCAATCTGTTCTGCTGGCCCTACGTGATAATATCTAAAATAAGTTATACCTCCAGAAGTAGTTGCACCACTACCTGTTTCATTACTAGGCATTGTAATTGTAAAGTTGTTAACATCTATAATAGATGTAACCATAAATTTTTTATCACAAAAATCAGAAGCACCAAAGTTAGAATTTGTAATAGCACTAAAAGTAGTTGTGTCTCCAAATAAAATTATATCCCCTACTTGAAACCCATTTGTATTTGCTGTTATAGTAACTTTATCGTCACCGTTAGTAGTGCTAAAAGCACTTGAAATTGCCGTTCCTGATGGATTAACTAAGGGGTGTATATCGTAAAACACACCTCCAGAATAAACGTATAAAATTCTATTAGTTCCTATAGCTGCAAATCTTGTAGATGTTTTGTTTACAAAATGATGTAAACCTCTTGCTGCGCCTGTTAATTTACTTGAACCTAGTTGTTGCCAACCACCTATTTTTTCAGGAGTACCGTATCTAAAACGCACGTTTTCTCCGTCTATCCATTGTGACTCAGCACCTGTAGATGTAACTTGTTTATTAAACCCGGGTAAAAATCCTAATTTTTGTAGCATATAAAATCACTATATATTACACATTTTTTACTTCAATTAAAATTTTCTATAGAAAAAATGAGTAATTGCATATCTACCACAATTTTCTTTATTAGTCTCCATTTTAATAGGGGTTACTGCATGGTAATAAAAACTAGGAAATAAGATCATTCTATTATTCTTACACTCTATTGTTTTGTTTAATTTTGGAAAAATTAAATCTCCACCTTTAAATAACTTCGGTTCTTTGTACACCCATATCAATACCGTGTATTGAAAAACGTCATAATGTTCATCGTATTTATCATTATTTTCGTAGTAACTAATTATAGTAGATGAAGCATTTGTGCTAGTAAAACCTTCGGCTAAAGCTGTTCCTGTATTTTTAAAGGTATCAAATACTTTGTCATGAAAGTCTTTTTGTTGCATTTTTTTTAAAGAGCTTAATATAGGAGAACAAAAAAATCCTTTGTCTGTGTATAATTCTTCCGGATAAATTCTAGATGATTTTGATTTAGATATTCCTTCGTCTGTTAAAGCTGATAAAGAACCATCTTCACTTCTAACCATGGGTGTACAAGAAAGGTAATCTAATTCTTTTATAACTTTTTTAAAAGTATCTTCGTCATACCAATCATCAATAATTAAATATTCTTTCATTTTAATAAGGTAGCCCTAACATAGCTCTTCTATCAAATTTTAATTCATTAGAAATAATGTTTTTTTTATTCCCATAATGTAAAAAAACTTGTCCACATATTTCACCTTTAAATTCTTCTCTCCAATGTTCTAAATCACAGCCGGCATATACTAACATGTCTCCTGGAGACAAAATTATTTCTGTGCCTTTTGGAGCACCTGGTTTAATTATGTTGTTTTTCCAACTAATAACATTATCTGTCCCTGTCTCATCTATAAAAATAGGCCATGGGTCTCCTCCAAGATTTATTGAAGTAGAAAGTTCGCAAGCAGGTCTATCTTTATGTCTAACTAAAACATCTCCTTTTTTATATAATCTTGTAAAAGAATAAGTAGGCACTAAAGTTAAACCTGAATGTTTTTCTACTGTAGACATCATTTTTAATAATAAAGTTTCTGAAGCAAAATCCCCATAACAACAATAAGTACCCGGTACCTGTTTCTCATCCCAATGCCCTAATATATTCCATCGTTCGTGCATGTTATTTTCATACATGTGTTTAACAGCATCACGTTTAACTAAAAAATAATTGTAGATAAAGTTAGCTAAATCAATATCAATAGCGTTTTTTATTACTTTGTACTTAAATTTTTTCATTTTTATTTAAATTGTTTACCTGTAGCCCAGGCAACCAAAGAATTTCTTTCACCTTTAGTAACTGGTTTTACTTCATGAAGTAAAAAAGATGGAAATAATACTAAAGTGCCTTGTTCTTTTTTCATTAATGCACCTCCATCATCTTCATATAACCATAGCTCACCTCCTTCATATTCTGCAGGATCAGTTAGCTGTATAGATAAAGATAATTTTCTAATTATAAAACCTTCTGATCTATCAACATGTTTTCCATACTTATCAGATGGAGCTGAATAATTAGTAAACTGAAATCCTTCGTTAAAACCAGAGACATCAAATTTAAAAAACTTACTATTTAAATCTAAAACAACATCGGTTATTTTTCTATAAGCCCAATCTAAACCGTCTCCAGGCATTAACCAACATATCTTACTTGATCTAGTATGTTTATAACTTTCACCATGTGTTGTACCTTCAATTAAACCCTTATCATTGGCTATTTTAATAATTTTTTTACATTCTTCTTTTGTAAAAACTTTTTCTGCCCAAGCAAAAGAATTAACCTTATCTAAATAAAAATCCCAAGAAGTATTAATTGTATTTTTTTTCATAATTATTTTTTAAAACCAAACCAACCAGTTATAATATATTTATCTTCATCTAAGGCGGTATTGCCTTTATGAGTAAAAGTCCAATCTGCACTCCAAATAATAGTTAATCCTTTTTCAGGTTTTACTTTTAATTTTTGATAATACCATTCTGTTTCTCCACCTTGTTTAACATCATTTAAATAAGTCATAAAAACTAAATGTCTTTTAGCTGTTTTTATACTTGATTTTTCACAATGCCAAGAATGGTAGGCTTGAGATGGTTCGTATTTCTGTATATTAAAATCTTTTTCTATTCCCCATTCCATAACATTTTCGTCACAAAATTTATATTTATTTTTGTATAAATTTATACAATTGTTTAATTCTTTAAAATAAGAATGTAATTCTTTTGATATATTATTTGTATTTAAAGGTAAGTCTAAACTATCTTTTAATTTTTTATTAACACCCCTACCAGTTTCACCTAAAATTTTATTGTCTGACTTTTCAAAAAAATTTATTAGACTGTCGCAAAGCGATAAATCAGATAAGTAATAACCTTCAATAAAATTATTATTTTTATTTAACCTGTATTCTTTCATATCAGCAATATATTATTTTTATTTTAATATTGCAATATATACTTTTATGAATCTATGTTTAATAAATCCCAAGTTTGATCGGTTTCATTCCATTGATATGGTTTACCATCTGAAGGATAAGGAATAGGTGCTTCCCATACACAAGTTGTTTCGTTTAATACCCATGAAGCATGTATTTTTGGTGCTATAAAAGCGTCTCTATCTTCATCATAAGTACCACCCACACACGCAGTATTTTTTCTAAATGCTTTAGATTGATCACTACTTGGTGTAAGTGAATCAGGTTCGTAATGAATTCCATCGTGTGTATTGTAAGATGATTGTTTCCAAATAGCCCATCCTGTTAATTTTGTTAAAAAATCTACACCAATATCTTCTCGTTCTACACCATTACTGTCGTGTAGTACTTCATTAGCTAATGTTTGAACATCAATAACTTTTCCATTCATTCCTATTTTTGCAAATATAGCCATTATGGTGTGTAACTCCCTGATCCTGTAAAAGACATTACTGTTTTACCACTAACTCCTGTAGCGACTGTTGGAGATCCTGTTACAGTCCCTGAATAAAATGCATCTGGAACACTTATAATAACAATTCCACTTCCACCCGAACCTTCTTGACCTGCTGCATAAGGAGCACCTCCGCCACCGCCACCAGTATTTGCTTGTCCATTTGAAGCTGGTCTTGGACCAGCTGTACCGCCGCCACCAGCACCACCTTCACCAGGGAAATTTATATAAGATCCTCCGCCTCCGCCGCCAGCTCTTGTGACCGATGAACCTGTTATTGAAGATGCGGTACCGTCACCACCATCTCCTCCTCCATTACTAGGAGAACCATCTTCTCCGGCTTGTCCGGCTCCACCACCGCCTCCAGCAACTCCGGGAGGTAAAAATCCTTGTCCGCCAGGATTACCCTGACTTGGTGATGTACTAGGAGTGTTACCCGCACCACCTGAAGATGTACCCGGAGAGTATGGACCTCCACCACCTCCAGATCCACCCGTTTGACCGGGATTACCACCACCTCCACCGCCGCCGGTAGATGTAATTGTTGTTAATCCTGTTCCTGAAACAGAAGAATCACCGCCTCGAACACCAGGTTGACCAGATCCTCCAGGACCTGCTCCAGCTCCTACGGTTACAGTAATTGCATTTCCAGATGTTAAAGTTTGAGTAGATGTTCTATATCCACCTGCTCCACCACCTCCAACAAAGTTAAAGTTAGCACCACTTCCACCACCAGCAACAACTAAAAAGTCTGCTGAATAAGTTACGGGTTCTAATGCTTGTGTTCCTTCGTTGATACCATTTACAGCCAACCAACCTTGAGTTGAGTCTATGTATTGAAGAACACATCCTTCTCTCTCTGTGTCTAATTTTTTACTTGCAACAGCACCTTCTATTTTACTTCCGTTTGGAAGAATAACTAAAGCATTACTATCAAAAGTTCCTGCATAATCTACAACTCCAACTTGGTCTCCGGCACTTGGACTTGATGGAAGCGTCATTGAAACAGATGCTGAGGTTGTGTTAACTGGAAAAAATTGACCTGCTACTGCAGTAAAAGCTGATGTTTTAACTGCTTGTTGAGCAAGACCGTCAAAAGCATCTGCAAAAGATAAAACTCCTGAACCATTACTTTTTAATATTTGATCTGCTGAACCTGTTACAGTTGGAAAAGTAAGTAAATCTAGTTTCACGGCTCCCGAACCTTTTGGAGTTAAAGTGATACCTATATTAGTATCTCCACCTGTTGCTGTAAATGTAGGGCTATTGCCTGTTGCTGCATTTGCGTAAGTTAATTCATTAATTGCTGAAGCGGTAGCTGTTAATAAAAATAATTCATTACCATTAGTATCTAAAATAGAAGTACCAATTTTAGGTGCTGTTAAAGTTTTATTTGTTAAAGTCTGTGTTCCTGTAAGAGTTACATCTCCGTCTGTAGTCGAGAACCCTGTATCATAAATACCTGTGTTTGTTGCAACACCGTCTGAATAAACTATTTTGTATCCTTTTTCTCCTGCTGCCCAAGTAACTGTTGCACCTGAACCGGATATTGCTTTTAATTGTACTGTTGGAGTACCACTACCATCTGTAGTAGCATTATTAATAATGTAAAAATTTTCCATGTTAACAGGAAGAGTAACAATTTGGTTACCTGTAATTGATCCTGTAAGTTTTATAATTCTATTTTGAGCTTTACCTGTCAATGCTCCATCAGCTACAAGTAAATTAGTAGTTTGTGCACCACCGGCAATAGATTGTTCTACATATCCACCAGTTATCTGTTCTACTAGATTTAAATTTGCGTTAGTCTTGGTTCCCCATGTACCGGCATTTTCGCCAGTAGCCATTAGCTCTATACCAAGTTCTGTGAATGTTGATGACATAGTTTTGTACTCCTAATAAATGTTATTTATATTGGTTATTTAGTTTTAAGTCAAACATAATTATTCAGGAGTTCTAATTGTATACCCTGTTGTATTAGTTTTTGGACCAAGTATTTCGTAGTATTTAAGAATTAATCCGACATCGTTTACACTAGACGTTGCTTGTACTCCTGTTAATCCCATAACATCTGCTGGATTAATAGATCCTGTTGAAGTTGTTGATGAAACACCTGTTAATCCCATTGTTTGACCCGGAGGAGTTATAGCTCCAACTGCTGATGTTGATAATACACCCGTTAAATTTACAACAGCTGCACCAGAAGTAGTGACTTCTCCAACTGCTGATGTTGATAATACACCTGTTAATCCCATAACATCTGCAGGTGCAATAGAACCCACTGAAGATGTTGTGCTTAGTCCTGTTAAACCTACTACCATGTTTGCAATATCTACAGAACCCACTGAAGAAGTAGAACTTACTCCGGTTAAAGTAAAAGTAGGTGAAGAAACAATTGATAAAGAACCTGTTGACGATGTAGCGCTTAATCCAGTTAAACCCATTACATCTGCTGGAGAAATAGTACCAACACTTGATGTTGAACTCACTCCTGTTAAAACAACATCAATTCCACTTTGTGATCCCCATGTATTTTTTCCCCAATCAAAAATTCCATATGTATCGGGATCTACTGTATTTGCCTGACCACCCATACCTGAGTGAACTGTGCAATAATAATAAAGAGTAGGTGCACTAGTAGCTACAACTATTTGAGTATAAGCTCCAGCTTGTCCAGGAGTTCCATTTGTAGTTACACCTGTTGTATATTCTGAACCACCGCTATGTGTACCATTACTTGTTGTTGAAAATCTTAAAGGGTGATTACTATTTGAACTATCTGCTTGATCAAATTTATATGTTCCAGTCTCACCTAAAGTTAATGTATCTTGTTGTACACCATCAATAAAATATTTATTTCCGGAACCAGTTGACTGAACGGTAACTGTAAATGTTCGGGTAACCGACATAAGGATTTTCTCCCTATGCTATACGAAGGATTGCGTTAGATGCGTCTGCTGTTGGGAATTGAATTGTAAAAGTTCCACTTGTTACAGTTTTATCTCCACCAAATGCAATTGTACAAACTGCTGGGTCACCAGATGCTGAGTCGTTAAAAATTAAACAACCGTTAGCTGTAAAAGAAGCTGATGTCCAAGAGATATCAGCAAAATCGCAACATGCAGTATCAGTTGATAAAGCAGGGTTGACACTTGTTAATGCTTTTCCTTTTGCAGAATACGCTGATCCTGATGTATTAGTAATTTCAGTGTTAGATCCACCGCCTGGATTTGTTGCATACGCTGTTGTTGATTTATTTAAAGTTGCAGAGCTTGTGTATAAAGCTATGTTAAAAGTGTTTCCTCCAGATGCTAAGAAATTGTGTTTAGCTTCTAGGACCTCTGTTTTGAAACTGTTACATACTGCTGATGCTATTGTCATAATTTTTTATCTCCTAATTATTGAGGCGGTGACTCGATTGGAATTCTTATTGTACCATCCGTGTAATCGTCTCGTCTTCTTCTTCCAACTTGCATTGCTGCAAACTTTTGTAGTTCAGTTTTATATCTATTTTCATATAGTGTCAACATGTCTGTTGGACCTTTTAAAAACATAAAAGCTTCTACTAAACATGCATATAATAGACCCTGTGGAAAGTAATTACTTACATAAGTTCCAGCGGTATTAGTCTCTAAACCAACTGGAAGTGAGTTATAATAAATAATATATTTGTAATTTTGATCAGGTGTAGGTGCTACATAAATAGCTCCTGAAGTAGCAGTATTTGCTCCTGTTGTTGCACCACCATACATAGAATAATACTTAGGTAAACCTTTTACGTTTTGAGCAGCTTGACCACCGGAAGGACCAGTAGCTTCTCCTACATATTCAGTAATAAAAGTTTGGTCTCTTTTTTCTAACCAAAACCCTTGTTCTGTAACAGCAGCAGTAGAATTAAATACTTGTACACCTCTTATAAACAAAGCTTTTGTTGGAACCGTAATACTATTAAAATTTTGTGCAAATTGTGATTCTGCTTGAAGTCTGTCAGAATCCATCGGTATATCTAAATTAATTCTATGTTCTGCATTTTCTAAAAATCTGTTTATAATAGCAGTAGTAAATACATTAGAATCTACCTCTGTATAGTTTTTAATATCTGTTGTTAATTCTGAGTATGTATATCCAGCCATGATTAAGCTCTATCATTAACGGGTCCAATTGTACACTGAAAACCGCCTCCTGTTGCTGTGCTTCCAGCATTAGATACTAAAGGCACTGTTATAGAATTAAATTGTTGTTCTGTTGCTTGTGTTCCGTTCGGTAATGTAGGACCAACTTCTACAGTAGTTGCAATTGCTGTTGCTAAATATGATCCAAAAACTTTTGCTCCGTTTGCATGAGTTGTTGCTGTAGTATTAGGCGGAGTTATTCCTCTAAATGGAGAAGCTGTGCCTCTTGTTAATCCAGATAAAACTCCCGTACCTGTATTGTTACCTGTGTACTGAATTGTTTCATTTATGTATTTTCCAAAAGTTGTACTAGTTGCATCTTGATCTACTTTTTCTATTACAATAAAACCATCGTTTGGAAATGCTGCAGAACTAGTTAAAGTTAAAGTGTTAACTGTATCATTAATTGCACCATTTAAAGTTGTTTCTAATTCTAAAGTTGCAATTGCAACGCCCCCTACTATTTGTTTAACAGATTGAAATCTAACATGAGACGTTCCTTCGTTAATTTGATTAGAGAGATAAGATACACTTAAAGTTTGAGATCCACCTGTTGTAGTAAATGGATTGTTAGGTAAAATATCTTGTACTGGAAACTCTGTTCTTGCTGGTCTTGCATGCATTAAACCTTGTGGATCAGCTCCTACAGGATGTGGTTCTAATTGTGGTTGTTTAGCTTCAAACTCAGAGTTATGAACCCACGCACCATTCCATTCTTTAACCATTTCTCTATATGGAAAAGCTGCACCTGATCTGTCAGATATTGCTAATGCTCTACTACCTTTTGCGAATCTAGCCATTATACATTTGGATAGTATGTTTTTGGAGTAATAAATGTGCTTGCTGGAGAACCATCTTCTGATAGTGCTCGAGCTAATTCATCCTCGTACAACAACTTCATCTCCTGTGTTCTTTGTGGTGCAAACTTCATAGATAAGTAATATGACAATCCTGAAATCATACATGGTACAAATCTAAAAGGTGTATCACTTGCGTTAGTATAAGCTCCTGCATCATCAATTCTTTTTACATAATAAACGTTTAAAAAATTTGATGCAGCAGTTGAATTAGGTAAAGGATAAATAGTTAGTGTAACTTTATCTATAAATCTTTGTACCCAAAATTGTGAAGGTGTTCCATTAGATGCTTTGTTTGCTGTTGCAGCATATGCATCTCTTGCAACTTTAGTTAAACCTGTATCTGATTGATTTGTTGTATTATAATTTTGTCTGTAAGATACATTTAAAATATCTGATATGCCAAAAACATTTGTTGTTGGAACAGTTGTTGCTTGTGGTGAAGCAGCAGCCGCTGCTGCGCTATCTACAGAGTTTCTATAAAAAGTATATATACCCGCACCTTCATCAGTTGCATCAACATTCGTTGTTGCACCTGCTACTAAATTAATATTAGTATTTCCTACTTCCCAAAAATGTATTCCTCTATTTCCCCATTCTTGAAAAAGAATGTTTAAAGATCTTCTAGCTGTTTTTAATTGATGACCTGCAGTTCCAACAAGGCCTAAACGTTCATATGCATCTGCAATAATTTCATCAACAGAAAAATCTTGATCAAAACTATAAGACTGTGAAGTAGTGTTAGCCATTGCTACCTACCCGTCAAAATATACGGTTAATCCTGTGTTAGCACCATCCATAATGTCAGTGTTAGTTCCTAAAAATGCTCCATTTGGACACAAAATTCCATTGTGTGGAACATGTGGTTGGTAACTTCCTGCCGCTGCTATAGTTTGCATTTCAACTGTTCCAGCTGTAGATACACTAGATATTTCTAGATTTCCTGCTACTGCAACTCCTGTAAAACCTCTTACTCTAGTTCTACCAGTAAAAATAGGTGCTGTAAAAACAGCTACGGATCCCATAGAAATGTCTACGCTAGCTGCTCCATTGCCTGTAACTTTAGTTAACGTTCTATAAAATAGAGTTGAAACAACACTTGCTCCACCTGCTGGACCTGTAATATCTTCAGTTTGACTAGCACCAAAAGCATCTGTTCCAATAATCGTGTACGTAACATCAGAGTTATCATCACCAGTTCCTGAAACTAATTTT